CTCCAATTTCTATAGCTGTAGCAAAAGGTGCAATAGAAGGTATAACCTTCAAAGAACTAGCAACCTTAGCAACAAATGATGCAGGTTTAGATACGATTCCTTTATATTCAATAGAACTTTGAGGAACCAAATCAATAGGTTCAGCTTGTGTAAGCACAGACAATGATACATTTTCAGCCCAAGCAAACACAGAGATAGTTAATTTAGTTGTGCCAGCATTTGCATGCTGCAATTCCTGCATTGTACTAAATTTCAATTCTCCCATTTCATCCCATTGATTAGTAGGAATGCTCAACATATTATATGGTGTGAAAAATGGTAATTTCATAACACCACCTTGCGATGTTGTTGGATTAATATACAAATGAGGTCTCTGACTAGCTTCAACCAAATCTGCTAAATTTCCATCCCGCAACAATGTTGTATTGTCAAGCAAGTGAAGTGGTTTATAGGACAACATAAGCAATCCATAATAGAAACCATTCGAATTGAGAATCACACGAACATTTAAATCAGCTTTTAACAGCTGAAAATTAGCAATTCTATTCAAAACACGAGGATTTTCGAAGAACAAAGTCCAAGGATCAAATACTTCCTCTACGCTGGAATTTACATTCCAATCATATTCCTTAATCTTAATAGGACGAGAAAAGAAATTTTCAAGAGTAGCATCATTTAGAACAATGTTATCACGTAAAGGATCACTAATATTCACTCCACGTTCTTCCTGATCTCCAAGAATAGAATCCGTGAATCGAACATTTTCCATAACCATTGTTGTTTCATTGCCTTCATCAGAAATCTTGGGTACTATGTCACTTTGTGGTAACATTTCGCCATTCTTCCGACAAAATTCAAGCATAGCTTCGAAAATTTCGATTTTGTATCTTATATGAAGAAACTCATCACGGGACATAGGTTCAGTCCATCTAGAAACTTCCTTAGCTAACTTGCGTAAATAACGCAAGATTTTGTTGTACAATTTTACTTCCGTACAAAGAAAATCTGTTTTATCATTAGAAAAATCAGTAAAACTAAGTTGAGAACCC